CCGCGCCAAATCTTTTTGAATTTATAGGGATTTTTATCTTTTTGCGATTTGACACGAGAAGAGGGTTGATAACGATGTTTTCGCACCGGCCCAAATGTCAGTCGTGGCCTAACTGGATTTTATACGTCTTGTGTTACTTAGTCTGACGCTCTTTCATCCGTCAATGGTGGTTTTATGCAGCACTTCTGTATGAGGAATCAACTTAATTATCCCTCAACGGAACCACACCGGGGAGCTTGCGCCCCCCGATTGCGTTTTACGTGTTTCACACGGGTTCTATGTCAGGTTTTCCTTCCCTAGGTTCTATGTCAGGTTTTCCTTCCCTAGATTTTAACGAGTTTTCTCTCAATGTCCACCAAAAGACCGATACGCTGCCATCGCCGCCCCAGCCACCCTTGTAAAGGTAGGCATGGCGTTAAGCGCTGCCTGTGCAGTCATCGCGACCACAGGGTTATGATGCGAAATTGGTGCGTCCGCAACAAAGACCTGCGCGGAGGTCACATTAGGTGTTCCCTCCAAGTGGTAGATCAGCTCAAGGTCGAAGGTTTGTGCCCCCGCCGTGGTAGAGCCTCCACTGTAGCCGACAACAACCGATGTCCATCCGTCGAGCATAAGATAACTTGCATCGCCGGGTTGTACATAAACAGCTGAGGTGGTAGCTTGCATATCACTCCCCCAATATCCGTCGTTTGAGTTGCGGAATTCAAGGCCCAGAGGCGAAGTCAACTTTGGATGAACCTCAAAAGTTTGTTCCGCCAACTGGGTACCCTGGTACCGCGCATGAAAGGGGAGGTCGAGTAAAGCCGTGAGATCAACACGAGCATTGGAACCAGTGCCAGTAGAAGGAATCCCCATACTGAGCAACCAATCCTCCGCCCGGAAGTTTCCGGCACCCGTGCCGCCCGCATTCTGGCCACCGATCGTGGCATTCTGTGGCACCCTCATCCGCAAATGCGGAGGGACAAGAGCAACCGTTAGAACGCCCTGAGCCCCGGTGACAGCCGTGGTGTTACGTATACGAATACCCCACCCTACTATCCGATAATTCATGATCTTCGCCGCCAGAGTTGACGACGCGTTCAAGATTGCGCCTTTGGTGAAACCGACGCCATCAGGAGTTTGTAGTGTTGTACCGTTGGCTATCGAACCGCGAAAACTGGCCGCTGGGCAATAAACATTAGGCATCAAAATACACTCGATGTTACCTGAAGTGTCATTCGATAGCGAAATAATCTCTCGCAAAGCGACCGTTGCGGTCGGAGCAAAGAACTGATCGGGCACACGTGCGCCCAGGGCTCGTTCAGAGAAAGGGTTCATCAGAGCTAATTTGTAATGCTCTGCATCAGACGCGCCTACGGAAATGACGTTTCTGTTCTTCTTCTTTTTGGCCCCGGACGCGTTGTGCGTCACGACGTTAATAGTGGGAGCAACCCCAGCTTTCGAAGCTGAAGTCAAGGTCTTGGTTCGATTCTTCTTGTTTTTCATGCCCGGCGACGGCTCCGAGCAACACCTTGCGGCGGCTCAGGAAGTCAATGATTCGAGACTTATCCGGGCAATCCGGCATGTCCTCGATCTCGGCCATGTAGTTGAGATTGGTAGAAAGATCATTCATCTTACTGAAAGACGACTCAAACAACATACGTTGCCAAGTCTCTAACCAACATGCCCAACTGCCGTCGGTCTGCCGCTCAAAGCGGTGTGAACAAAACAAGAAGCTCCCCCCAGAGTGAACTTCGACGTCTCGCACGGGTAAATTAATCTCCGCGTAAGCCTTTCTCAACTCATCCTCGCTCTTCAAATTCCACTCGATGCAATCATCTCCCATTTCAATAGAAACGGAGTCAACTGCCTCTGCGCATGTTCCGCGCTGGGAACCATTCGAGGAGGTGGTGAGAAAATCACCGCTGCGTTGCACAACAGTGTCGTCGAAAACCAACAGCTCGCCAGAATCGAGAACATGAGGAGTGCTCACCAACGAACAAGCCCACCAGTTACTAACTTTTTCAAGCGTTCTTCGGCAGGTGTCCAAATTAGAACACGTTCTCTTCATATGACGGGCGTGGCCCTTGGCGCATTCCAAGCTAAAGTTCTTTTCCCAACCCTTGACATCAGATCCTGTCGGGGGTAAGTTTAAAACCTTGCTCGTAACAAAAACCCTCTCGCCAATAGCTTCAGCATGCTCTTTTGAAAAACCAATCCCTTTCTTCGTTGGAAGATTGGGGTAGCAAGAGCTCTCCGCGTCGGCAAAAGCCTGGAAAAAGAAGCGCTCAACCATCTGATCGACGACTGAAACGCTTGCAATAACGCGAGGAAGCGGTTTGCGTTTGGGTAGCGCCTGTCCCTTGGGGAAGACACGAACCGGGTCCCTTAAGCCTTCACTGATCCATTTGATCCTTGCTCCTTGTTCGAGGTAGCTGTCGAAGTTGTCTTCGTGGAAGTAGATTCGCTTGATGCGTTTCCAGACTTCTTCTTTGACTTCTTCTTTTGCTTCGTCGAAGAGCTGTCCGTTTGACCGGAAGTTGAGGCGGTAGGGGTACCCTGGGGTGGACTGGCGGTTGACTGAGGAGAGAAGCACTTCAAAACCTCCTTCAAACAAGTCGAGGAGAGCGCTTTCATCGAGTCCATCGCGGACTGGGAACATCCATTCGAAGCCAGCTGACTTGTAACTTTCTGCAAAAGCTTCTTCCGCTGCTTCCCGACGACCTCCTGGAATTGCGACTCCTGGGTACTCGGTTTTGTTGTGGTACTCGCAGAGACTTCGCTCGAGGGCATCTTGGGTGAAGCTTGGGAAGTGGAACTCGTCATTGACGTCGGGGAAGAGCTCTGTGAAGAGCTCACGGACTCCTTTATCTCCTTTCGGAGGTCCTTGAGGATTGATTGCCCTAGCGCAGTCACCAATGTAGTAACCTCCGTGACGCCCATTGATTGGGGTTGGGTAGGCACAATAATTGGCGCGGGCTGCGAAATAGCCTTCTCCGAATCCTTCTCCTTTGCTTGCGCTGGGGTCGGCTCGTTCGCTTTCGCTACTTGTGCCTCTGGATTCTCTGACTGTTTCTGGGCTTCCTTTGTCATTACCGCCGGAGGCCCCGTCTGCGGCTTTTTGACGGGGCTGACAAAAGCTTGCATAGCGGAGGAGAGGTCCTTTCGCCTTTCGGCCATAGGTTTCTCTTCAACTTTCGGTGTCGACCTTTTAGCCGAATCCTCTTCGATCAACTTCTTAACTGTCAAGATGTCGTCTACTGAAGCGGCTTTTTCAAGTCTTCCCTTATAGTTGTAAGTGTCAGGTTGGTTCGTCCCGGCAATATACATCGCCCTGAAACTCCTAGCACCCTTCGCATTAGCGCTCTGTCTTCCTTCACTGTCTCCAAACTTCCGACTTTTCCTAGTCCCAGAGCCCTCCCTCTCCTTGACGATCAAGTCGTCTCGTAAGAATTCATTGAGCTCTTCCATAAGAACAAACGTATTTGTCTGCCCATGGGCGCCAGTATGAACACCGGCGAGGTAAGTCTTCTGCCCTTTGCGCATGTAAAGACCGCACCCGCTCCATCCCTTCCGGGTGGAGGCCTGATGGCCCCCGATCATCGGGTTTGAAACGGGAGAATCAACTGCCGGGCCGTGAGAACGGAAAAACCCCTTCTCTTCCGAGAAAGGATCACCATATCCCATGCACTCCAAAATCTCCGCGTCCGTAATGTACGCCCCGTCACTAATGGAACAGGTTTCCGCTGGTTTAAGAGACGGATAGGTTGATAAAGAAGCGCCCGAAAGCTGGCTCTGGCTGACTTCGTAAGCTGCAATGTCAACATCATCCTCCTTTGTATAAGGAGACTTCACAGCCGCCTCACCCAACAGGACAAATCTTTGCCCAGAGCTTCCGTGCGTTGCCGCCGCGGAAAAATGAGTGCTAGCATCCGCCACGTGAGCAGCAGTTACCAGATAAAGGCGTTGACACCCGTCAATTCCCTTGATCTTGACGACTGATCCCATGCCCACAAAAGAGTAAGCATTGTCCGCTTTGTAGTAAAAACATACGGACGAACGAACCATAAAATTCGACAAGTCGGTGACTTTCTTGGATGTACTGGAAGCAAAGGCCATTTCTTTATGCGTCGTTCCAATGGGTTTGGTCTCGCTGATGAGTCTCCCGTTGAGGAAAACTTGAATATCCCCATTGGAAGCGTACTTGGCGGTTAAGCCAGTCTCAATCCCACAAAGGACCACCGGGCGAGCCCAAAAGAAAACAACGTTTCGGATCTCGTAAGGGAGTTCACGCATCACCGTAAAGAAATTGCGCAGCCAAATGTTGTTGCTCCGAATAGCCATCTTCCATTTAAGGACGAAAAAGCAAATCACAGCGTAAACAAGCCACACTTCAATAGCGATGACAAAGAAATTTAAAACAGCCATAATGATGTTAGCTTCGCGATAGGCCCGAGCAGGAACCTCGTAGCAAGTGACTGTAATTACGGACATCACCACGTTAGGAACTGCGACCATGCCATACCAAAGCGACGAGAGGGAAAAGTTGTATATCACCTCCGCCAACCTAGTTTGCATTTTAAGGCACCAATGATTGAAGCTAGTAGCGACCAGTTGCTCCAATGAGTTCACCCCGTCAATCTCTTGGGGCGAACTACCGGTGCAAACCGGGCACAACAACAGCAGCAAGAGAATCGGGACAAAATGCGCTTTGAAAATGCGCTGAAGCCACTCCTCCCTCTTTTTACTGAAATCAGTCTTCTGCCGGGCGATGTTCCTAAGCACGCACGTTCGCACGCGCCTTGGCACAACACCAGACAGGACCGTCCCGTCGTGGTCAACGATATTAACTGTGACCAACTTAGGATCCCCCGTAAGGGCGTCCGGGAATTCGGACTCGTCGGGGGGGGGGGGTTCCCATAAGGGACCTCCCGCCCCCCGGCGGGGCCGCCCTCAGGGGCGACCACTAGCGCAGCCTCAGCGGCGCCAGAAGCCGGCGCAACACCCCCCAAAGAGGCATCGCCCGACCGCGCCACACGGTAATTTCCAGCCAGGTGGGTACCTCCCACTACAGGCTGAAACGGCTCCCCCGCGTGAACAAGAGCCATCATGAAATCTGT